TGTAGTTTGAACGGTGATCCGATCTTCGTCGTACTCGATGCTGATGCTGTTCAAACGGCCGTCAGCCAGGAAGATGACGGGACCGCTAAAACCGTTCTGCGCCCCCATCGTGATGACGTGCCACGGCCCAGAGCTGCCAGCACGGTGGAACAGGGACATGAACGAGTAGGTCTTGCCGTCCTTGTCTGGAAGATCGGCTACGAGCCACCCGCTGCCGAGCGGAGAGATGTACCCTTGGATCAGCGGATAGAGTTCATCCGGGGTACCCCATCCCGCCAGATCCGCCGCCTCACCCTTGAAGACCAGGGGCAACGCGGCTGCGTTCGGGTACACAGCACAGAGCCAGCGCAAGCCATCCTCTGTTTCTATACCAGCATCCTCGTCCACGAAAATCTCGACGATGTCTCCGACTCGTGGAACAAAGAAGTGACCATAGGCACGCCCACCGTTCCTGTCCGGGTTGCCCGCCGTCTGGAACATCGGCTCCAGCCAGTCTGGCAACTCCGGCGCCTCGGTCTCTCCCGCCTCTGCATCGCGGTCGAGCAACGACTCGCAGCGCACCTTGATCCTACCGCGCCGCTCGGGGTCCTTGATGCTGGTAACCTCGGCCTGAAATCTCTTGACGCCCGCCATTGCTATACCCGATCCACGCTCATGTCGAGCAGGCCTTCCGGTGCGCGACGCGCGGAGAAGCGGATCATGTAGCCGCTGCTGCGGCTCATCGTGTGCTCGACGTCCATGAACTCGTACTCGCCTTTCAGCCGCGCCGGGATGCCTTTGAACGTGTGCCGCGAGTACTTGCGCACGTCTGGCAAGCCGGGGAGCGTGCCTTGCAGGTGGACGAAGGACGTCGCGATCCTTTCAAGGTAGGTCTTGGCAAACTCCGTCGCTTCTTGCTCCGACGCGAACGGCTTGTCGCGGATGATGTGAACTTGCTTGCCGAAGACCGAGGCCACGACCCGCGCACCGGTCTTGATCTCGTCCTTGATCAGCTCGCGCGCATCCGGCCCGCTGAAGACGTATGGCTTCCCCTCGACGTCGAGCTGCGCGATATATCTGGCGTAGTTGTAGGTCTTGCGGTCGAAGCGCAGCACCTCGACCTCGCTCGCACCGCCGCCGCTCGCAAAGCTCCACGAGAAGTCCAGCAGGCGATTGCCACGCTTCGGGATCGTGGTGCCCCAGACGAACTCGTAACCTTTCGGTTCGAGGTGACGCGGACGCCAAGGCTGAAGGCCGGGCGGGAGAAAGCACAGATTCCACTGGCCCTGGTTGATGTCTCCGCGGTTGTCGGTCGTGAGATTTTCGGGAATCCACTCGACCCAGACACGGTACCCGTTGAGGTGCGCCAGCCGCCGGACGAATTCCCAGTCGCTCATCCCCTGCGACTTGAACGATTTTCGTTTCTGAATCGTCGCGACAGTGGCGGGCTTGAAGGCGTAGTCGCGCGCCAGTGTGTCCACGATCTCCTTGTCGTGCAGCCGGTCACTATACCCGCCGAAACGACGCCCTCCCTTTTTCTTCCCGTGTTCCATCATCCGACGCGCGGCACTGTGCGCGACCACATGGATCTGGCAGTCGCCACTACCTGGCGCAGAGCCGCTCGGCGGCTCGAAGAAGATCCCGCGGCCCATGTAATGATTGCGATGGTCGTAGCCCATCCAAAGATCAATGACGTTGCCCTCGGCAAAAACCTTCTCGTCGACGAAACGCAATTCCGGGTCTTTGATGGTGAGGCTGATGCTATCCGCCGCGTCGTTGGAGTACTGGCACGACACTGATTCGATCAAACGAGCCATATCCTGATTGATGCGGATGTTGTTCACCTTCAATGCGAAGGTCGGAGTCCCTTGCACGTCCCAGAAGTCGGGCACGACTCACCTCACGCCGCAACGTAGCGCACGCCGAGGCGCGGTTTGTACCGCCTGCTCCTGCTCGCCGTACCACTCGGCACAGCGAGCCGACAACGGAAGCGGCAAGCCTTGGCCTTCGGTAGCAAGCCGTCGCTTGCTTGAACCGGGTCCACACCGTAGCGTGAGAGAAGCATCGAGGAGACAGCGTTGCTGAAGCTGGTCCACGCGCCCCAGTCCCCGGCGAGTGGTCCGTTCTTTTGCTGAACCTGGAAGCCGTCTCCGCCGTCACCCCAGGCGAGCATGGTCGCCAAGTCTGCGGCTTCGAGACTGCCAGATTCGGAGGCCAAGTAAAGGAACACGTCCTCGCGATCCTTCCCGATGTTCCGCACGCGAAGATCGACCGCAGCACCGGGCGTCCCGGCGATGAGCGAACCGAGGTCTTGAACAGAAGTTCTAGACCAGGTGCTCCCGTCCAGCCGCTCGAAGACGACGCTGGCGAATGTCTCGGCCATCACTATCCTCCGACGCCGAACAGAATCGGCAACACGGAGAGACCTGCGTCTGTCGCGGCAACGCCACGGCCATCAGCCGTCTGCGCCTGGCCGCTGCGGAGATCCCAGTGGGACTTCAGAGCCGCATCCGCGAGAGCGCTGTCTGCGAAGAGCGGGAAGGTGCCAGCAATGACGCGGTCAGAGACCTTGTCCAGGTCGGTGACTTCGATCTGCTCGCCCTCGACGAGGTGCACACTGGCCGGGTTATCCTGCCGCAGGAGCACGCCGAGGATCGCGTTCTCCGATCCGTACCGACGAGCCGCGATGTGCTCGAAGGTCTGACCCGACTGGACGGTGTGATAGATCGTGGAGTGCGGCTGCGCAGTCGGGTCAGTCGGTTCGTACTGGATCGAGTCGATCCATCTCCGCAACGTGAGCGAGACACGAGCGATCCGCGGTGTGCCATCGTCACGCAGCCGACCTTCCCACCGGAGCGCGCCGACCGCTTCCAGCTTGCACGGGATCTGAAACGCCTCACCGTAGTCGAGCAACAGACGTGGCACGCGCGGTGGGGAGAGATGCAGGTCCAGCTCGGCCCACCGCTTCAGCAAGTTGATCTTGCCGACGATGTCACTGAAGAAGAATTCCGCAAAGAAGAAGAGGTCGAGCGTGACGGTTTTTTGCCGACCGGCTGTCCACTGCTGGAGCGGATCGTTCATCCCGGGCGCCTCTGCCTCGACCCAGTTGCCGCCAAAGGCTTCGGTGATGTCGCCGTCGATCTCGTGCCCGGACTCAATGCTTTCCCAGGTATCCGTATTCCAGAGCCGCCAGGTCGTCGGCCGTCGAAAGAAGCTATATCCCGCCACGGCGGTCCTCCTCTACGGCACACTCGCCTCTATTGGCGCGGGTTCAAAGCCGGTATATTCCATCGTGCGCTGCGTCTCTGGTTCATGAACCACGCCACGACTCTTGTCGAACCTCATCTTCGCTTTCTGCAGGGCGCGCGCTACCGGTTCCGCTTCCATTTGTACATTCACTTGAAGCGTAGCCGTTGCCTCAAGCGGCTCTGCCGCCGCGCCTCGTGACGCAAGCGCGATCCCAATCATGTGCAACTGCGCCTGCATCTCTTTCAACTGCTCGTACTCACCACGCTCCTGTGACGTCATCGTCTTCGTCTTGCGGAGTTGTTCAAGCCGGCCTCTAGCTTGCGCCGTCATTGCGATTGACGGCCCTTGCTCGCCCTGCTTGACCTGAAAAGGCATGTCCAGTTCTCGAAGGATACGCGTGGACTTGCTGACGTCACCTTGTGCTGCGAGCTGTTCTGCCTGTCCGAGCAACCCGGTGCGAGCACGTTCGAGATACTTTCCGCCCATGCGCTTGGCGATTGCAAGTGTCTCGAATGACATCTTGCCGCCGAATTCTTCCTGACGTTTCGCCGCATCCGCTCTTGCACGCTGCCGCAAGGCTTCTTCTCTAGCCTCTTGCGCCTTCTTCTCCTGTTCGTACATTCCGCGAAGCGGGGACTTCGCAACGAGCGCCTCGAAGTCGCCAATCGAATTGATCGACTGATAGACAGCGTTCCCGAACAACGCCAGACCACCAGTGAGGATCGCGAGCGGCCCGGCTGCCATCGCAGCCTTCGATCCAAGTCCGAGACCGGCCGCGGCAGCGGCCTTGCTGCTGGCTGCACCTAGAGCAGTTGCACCGGCAGGAGCGGCAGCTCCCCCGAGCTTGCTCGACAGTGGGCCGCCGCCTATACCCATCGCGGCCAGCTCTTGAAAATTCGTGACATAGACCGGAGTTCCTTGCGCCATCGCCGCTTCAACGCCAGCTGCCGCAAGAGCACCACCTGGAATGCGACCTGCGCCAAAGCGTGCGAGCGCACCAAAGATTCCCTTGCCCGCACCATACCCGGCACGGCCAACGCCAACCCCCATTTTCGTCGCGCCGACAAGTGTTTTCACGCCGCCGGCCGCGACGCCGAAGCCAAGCGAAAGAACCTTGAGTGCAGCCGCAAGGCCGAGAATCGCAGGTGCGAGACCGATGACTTGGGTCATCAGCTTCGCGGCTTCGCGTGGCGAACCGCCGACGCCGAACATATCAAGCACACCGCTGAAGGTCTGCTTCAACGATGCGAAACCTTCCTTGATCCCGGTGATCCCCTCCATCACGCCCTGCGCGAATTCCTTGGTCGACTCGGGCAGGGCATCCCACGTCTTGAGCAAGTCTTCAGAACGCTGGCTCGAATCCGTATTGAGAAAACGCAACGCGGACGCAGCGTCACCGATACTTGCGGCAAAGCCCTTCACGCCACCAGTCATCCCCTTGAGGAACGGCTCCATTGCTTCGATCGCGAATCCTTCGAGCGCGCTACCGAGGATGATAAGCTGCCCGCTCAAGGAGTCGAGCTTGGATTCTGCAAGGATCGCGGCTGCGCCGTCAACGTCGAGTCGTTCAGACAAAAGAGCGACGGCGTTAGCAGTCTTACCAAAGGCGTCCTTCGCTTCTCCTTGTGCGTTGATCAGGGCCATTACGCCCTTCACGCCACGGACTCCAAAGACTGTTTCGAGTTCCGATGCTTTCGTCAGATTGCCGCTGGTCTTGTTGATCACTTCAGCAAGATCACGAAAGATCAAACCGATATTGCGAAGATTGCCTTGCTGGTCTTTGACTTGAACGCCCCACTTTTTAAGTGTCTCGGCGGCTCCACCCTTTCCTTTCACACCCTTTACGAAGCCGAGGAGCATGTTCATCAACGAGGTGCCGCCGACTGAAGCCTTAAGAGTCGAGTTCGAAAAAATACCGAAGAGGGCCGCCGTTTCCTGAACGCTCAACCCAAGGTTGGCCGCTTGTAAGCCTCCATACCTGAAGGCTTCGCCAAGATCCCGCATGTCTGTGCTGGTCGCTGCGCTTGCTGCCGCAAGGATGTCCGCAATCTTTCCCGCCTTGCCCGTATCCCAGCGGAATTGACGAAGCACGCCGGAAACGATATCAGTCGCATCCGCAAGATTCATATTTTCTGCCGCAGCAGTGTTCAAAATTCCCGGCAAGCCAGCAATGACGTCTTGCACGCCGAAGCCGGCCTTCGACATAATTTCAATTCCCTCGGCGGCTTGCGTCGCAGAGTACCGCGTTGAAGCTCCCAGCTTCTTGGCGAGGTTCGAGAGATCCTGAAAATCCTTTTCCGCTGACTCTGCCGACTGGCCAGAGATTTTCGCGTTGAGCTTGATGAGTCCGTTGACCGTGGCCATCTGTGACTCGAAGCTGGCTGCCTTCTTCAGCCCGATCCCGAGGACGCCAGCAATCGCGGCCGACGCGATGGTGAGGCTTCCCATTGCCTGCTTGACGCCGGCTGTGGCCTGCTGTGCACCGCGCGCAGAGACAGCGAGGCCCTTGAAGGCCCCACTTGCCGAGCGCATCCCGCTGACGGCCTTGCCGCCGTCAAACTGAAGTCGAGCGAAAAGGCCCATCTGCGTTGGCATGGCCTAGCTCCTACTTCTTCCCCGCGAGCCGCTTCGCTTCCTTGTTCTCCCGCTTGCGCTGCGCGATGAGGTGCTCCATATAGAGGCCGACCTCGGCCGGCGGCAGCGAGTCGATGTACTGCGCAGGCACACCGCCCTTGGTGTGATACGAGATCTGGAACGTGGTCTCGACCAGCTCGTCAAGGGTTAGCCCCAGGCCCGGCCGTATCAGCCGAAAAAATTGTCAAAGCTCCAGTTCAGCGGCTCGTCGAGATCGGCCTTGCACTGCGGCGACGGGCAAGCCGTCGTCACGTTCAACCGCGGGCCACCGTTGGCGATGGCGACCGCGTCGTTGAGCAGGTTCACCACGCGCTTTGGCATCGTGTCGACCTCGGTCGGTGCGAGGCGGATGCGCTCGCCAGCGAAGGGGCCTTCGCTCTTGTCGTCGATACCAGCGATGGCGCCCTGCATGATCGCGGCTTGATAGTGAACCGGCGTCGGCATCCGGCCCTCGATCATCCCCCACGGCGAGGGTCGCAGCAGAACGCGCCGCGCGTCGATCCCGCGGACACGCCACGGCATCGGCAGCATGACCACGTCCTCCAACCGCGATGGGTCATCGAAGCACGTCACCCTCACGGTGTTGAGGTCGCCCGTGAAGATAAACGGCGTCCGGCAGAACGGGCAGGAGTAGGGGAACTTGACCTCCTTGCCGACCGACACGATGCGGAGGAG